TACCTTTTTTACCATACCGTTGTGCGTATTTTAGTACATTACCGATACAGAAACCTGTTCCATGCCCTCCATCTATAATAAATTCCGTAGCCTGAAAGTTTTCTTTTGAATAATGAAGACCGTAGGTTGAATCGACATACTTTTTAAACTCATCAATCAACTTTGCTTCATTATATTTATAATCGATACCAGAATCAAAGTAGTCACTCGGACCTAAATCTAAATACACCTCATGCTCGTCTTTGCCATATTGTACAAAAGGTGTATGATTACTCATAGCATCTTCTACTTCTACCTGTCTTCTAGTGTCATGAGCATCACCAAAATCACGTTCATAAACTGTTTTACCACCATCTGGTGACTCATAAATTTTTGCATTTTTTGTTTTCATTTCAAGCATCTTCTGATGTTCTTCCCATTTTTTGTCAAAGTATTTCTGTTCTTCTATTTCTTGACGTTTAGCTTCTTCTTGTCTATTTTTCCATAGCATCCAGTCATAATAACGTTCAGGTTCTTTGTCAGTCATTTATCCCTCCATGACTTTGGTTAACATTTTTTGTATTAAAAAAGAGCTGTTTAAACCTGCATACACTTTTCTGTTGTGGTTTAAAATATCTGTTAAATTCTCTATTTTTTCTTTTGCTTTTGAAAAAGGCAGAGAACAAAATTTATCTAACTCTTCTACTACATTGATGGTTCTTTCAACGAAACTGTCATAATTGTCATAAGACTCATCAAAAACAGATTCAAAAGTCTTAAATCCATAATATTTTTTTAAGAATTTTAAAGAATGTTTATTTCCTATAAGTAAAAAAGGTCGTCCATACGCTAGTGCTATTTGTGTTTTTTCAGTTAAAAACATATCTGAGTTTGTTACTAGAGACTCAGTTACTAGACAAACTAGAGATTTTTCATAAAACTCACGTATAGAGTCTAAAGTCAGCATAGGAGAATTGAGATCTTCTCGATCAAGTGCATGATTTTTAAATGCGTCTAAACAAACTTCTTCTATATCAATACCATAACTTTCTAGATTATGAGAGTTGAAATCATGTAAATAAGAATCTTTTATCGTTTTATAATTATTTTTATTTTGATAAGGAAGAAATGAATAATACCCATATTTAATGAGATCTTTTTTATTTAATAAATGATTACTAAGAACCCTAGAAGCAGTATGCTTTCTATTAGTAGATATAAAATATTTATCTACTTTTTCTAAATCACAAAACTCAACTTCATTTATTTTTTTATAACTTACATCAATACCTTTAAGCCAATTTATTGTATTTATATCATGTTCCATACTTACATGAGTTATTGGATCTAAAAAGGCTATATTAAATTTTTTATTAGGCACCTCATAAGGATTAAAACTATACCACCATACATTATCTTTACAGTTATACTTACATACGTAGTAATTTAGTAACTCTTCAAAAACACTTAAATGATAAATATGAGTATGAGTAATAATTAATTTTTTATTGTTTCTTTTTATAAATTCCCAATCAATTTCTTCAAAAGCTTTTTCAGGTGTTATTTGTTCGTTATCTAAATATAAATGATATTCGTAAAGATCATAAGACTCTTTTATATCAAAAGGTATATTACGGATAGTGCACATATCTCTAAGCATAGAAGTTTTTGAGATATTGTAAAATCTTATCATTTAACTTTTGTTTTAATAGCTTCTAATAAAAGATTGAGATTTTCTTTTTTGTTTAGATTAGTGCCTTCAACTTCAATATCTAAAATTTCTTCAAGCTCTCTTAACATAACTTTAACTGTCTGAGACTTGTCTTCTTCATTAATTTCTGGTTTTTCGTATATTTTTAATTGAACTAACTTACTTATAACACTTCTGTAACCTTTTGAGAAATGAGAAGCTAATTCATAAACATCCTTCACTCCATCTTCGGTATACATCTTAATTAGTTCTGACTCTTGATCATCACTCCAGGCTTTTACGCTCATTATTTCTCCAATTCTAATTCAAGCTGTGTATTCCAAATATACCTTTTAGCTACCATCTCACTAGCCTCTTCTAAAAGAGGTATGAGAGAGCTAACTTCGTCGGCAGGTATTGAAAACCCTGTTTTAGTTGGAAACCACTGTCCAGTGTCTCCATCCATTCCATATTCTCTAATATGTAAATACAGCTGATCTCTAAATTCATTCACTGTCACTTTGACAGCATTTCCGTTTGGCTTATGAAAAGCCGTTCCAAAATCTATATTCATATTTCCCACAACTGATTTGTGTTTATAAAATCAATCAATCCTCTATGTACTGGATATGCTTTAAATATTTGTACCAGTGCAAATCTAGTTTTATTACTAGAATTATTATCCATTCCGTGCTCTACTAAGTCAGGATCAAATATAACACTTTCTCCTTTTGCTAAAGAAATTTCTTTTAGTTTGCCTTCATGTTTAAACTTATAGATAAATTCACTATCTGATGTTAAAGCTGTTAACATTCTAAGATTATAGTCTTCCCTATCTTCAGCGTGAGTATTGTTATCATCAGTATGTAAAGGTATATTATGACCTGGTTCTTGTTTGTGAATTCTAACTCTTGATGTTCTCAAGAAGTGAAAACAATCTACTAACTTTTTAACTTCTGATATTTGATGATATACTTGTGTCAGTTTAAAATCATCAGGATTTTCTCGTGGATCTGATCTATAAAAGTCAAATACACTACCAGACTCACTTTTTATAGCTATAGCAGATACATTTCCAGCAAGGTCATAATCAGTGTGTTCCTGAAACTTTAATTTCTTAAGCCAATCATTGTTGAAAGTCAATATTGTTTTAGGAACTAATAACATAATCTTTTATCTGTCTACCCTCTACTGGTCTGTCTAAGTAATCTTTACCTAAAATCCAAATATTTGGATTTTTACTAGTTATTTGATCAATCCACGTATTATAACAATCTGTTACGCCTTGTAAACCTCTTACGTATTGGGCATTGACTGTATGAAATGCGTTGCTCCACCATATGATGCTATTTTCTTCATTTGTAATTTTACTTGTAATTTTTTCAGGGTTTTCACATATATCTACGTGAATATATGAATGTTTTAAATCTTTATATTTATCCCAGTGATCTTTAATAGCTTTTTCAGTTCCCCACCAATCTATTTCTCTTTCCCAAAGCTCTTGTCGCGTAAGAGTTTGAGTTTCTACCCCACCAGTCTCACTAAAATTATATTTATTTAGTGCCCATGTAACAAACGCTGGGTAATCTTCACCATCCCATTGCGTAACTAATAACTTTTTAAAAGCTAAAGATGGTTTACTATAATCATAGAATACTACTTCAGTGTTTTCATGAAAGCCAAAATGATTAAGTATCATGTTTGGCTTAAAACTAGCAGCGACACTATAAAGTTTATTTATAGGTTTATCTAAAGGTACATATTTTAAGTCTTTATAGTTCTCTGTATTCCAAAGAAACACACATTGAGGTGCATAATCTACAATATTTTGAATCCAGTTAAGTTGTTTTGATAAATCTTCCGCACTAGTTGAAGGATAGATATATTGTTTTGATTCTCTAATCTTAGGGTGAAAATTATAAACAGTTAGATCATTTGCAAGAGATGTACTAATAAAATTCCAACCATCAACCAAAGGAGTACAAATGGTAAGTTCTTCTGTAGGTGCAAGAGAAAGAGGAGTATAGTCGTCATGTATATCTTTAGCGTGTCTTTTAGCCTTTACTACAAACTCTTCTCCAGAATTCTTATCTCCAAATACAGGTTTATCAAACTTCTTATAATAATCTAAATTAACTAACATACATTGTTTGTGTAGCCCGTAATAGCCTTCTTCGCCAGAAGGATTATTTTTATTCTTTTTGTTCTTATCCATAATATGACCAGTAACAAAAAAGTTTTGTTTATCTATCCACTTTTCAATCAAATTAAAGAAGGTGGCTTCCATGATAATATGTCCTACAGATTGTACAATACAGTAATCTACTTCATGTTCTAAAGCTTTATCTAGTACATCATTAACAGATGTGCCTACTATTATGGGTCCAAAATACTTAAATCTAGTGAAAAACTCGGTTATTTCTTTTCTTTTTTGATCTATTGTTAGATGATTTGAAAAATCTCTATCATCATAGATACCTACGACATAATTTTTATTGAGTCCCATTTTTCGCATAACTGCGTTCTACCAATTCTTCAAATTCTTTTGTTCTACTACCATGTACTATTATATGGTATCTGTCTTCATCGCTATCATTAACATAAGCATGAGTATTACTTACATCAAGTAGTATTGCCTTACCAGGAGCAAAAGGTACATATCCGGTATGACCCTTCATTTTCATTTTACACCCTATTGGGTGATTAAGAGCCATATTTATAGGAGATAGTTTTGAATCAAAAGTATCTTCATGGGGTGTGATATATCCTCCAGGTTCTAGAAGCATATATCTAACTCTATAGTAGGATTTATAAGGAAAGATATTTTTAAAATAATTATAAGCTACAGGACATTGATCTATAATATCTGTCCACTGATAGGGTGTTTCTTGGTTAGACTTATACCCATACTGTTCATAGTGATTAGTTTTTTCAGCATCTATACCGTGTATACATAGACTTTGCCAACCTTTGTGTCTATATCCTCCGCCTTGATCTTCGTCTCTATGCGGAACAAATCTATGCCTAAGATTGATAGCCTCTTGTAACATTTCTTCGTGAGGAAATGTTATATCAAGCTCTAGCCAAGGTAAGTTACTTTCATTTACAATCCAGTTGAAATTATTCATTAATACATATCCAATAAATCTTCATCGAAAGCAAAACTAGTTCCACATCCACAAGAGGCTTTAGCTCCTGGGTTTGTTACTTTTAACATTTTATTCATATTAGAGTCTTCTAGATCTATTTCTGAACCGTATAGATATTTTAGACTTACTTCGTCAATTAAGGCAGGAGGCGTTTCAGAAAACTGTACATCATCTGATTCTGGCTTTTCTGCTATATCAAATAGATAGTTAAAGCCTGAGCAACCACCACCAGCTACTCCGAATCTAAAATATTGTCCTTCAGATAAGTTTTGTGTAATAAATATCTGTGCTTTAGGAGTGATGGTAGGTAGCTGTCCTGTAAAAGTTTCATCAATAGTAGGAGCAAATCCATGAAAATCATCTAATATTTTACGATCTAAGTCTGCTTTTTCTTGAGCTTTAGGTTGTTTATCTAAATCTGCTTCTAATTCTTCAAACCACTTTTCAATTTCTTGATCTAACTGTGCCTGTTCTGTTGTAGATGTCATTTATAGCTCCTTCATATAGTTCAGTAACATAATCCCATGTATTTTTCATAGGTATGTTTTCTAAACGATCATATAAATCTTGTTTATTATGGTGATGATAAATATATTTTAACGCTTGTTCTAAATGATGTCCAGAAGGTTCATTTATAAATGTATGACTGCTCATTAGTGTCATAGCATCTCCAGGTTTAGTAGCAAAAATGCCTGGATCTGTAATGTTTACACTTTGTTGTTGAGCTGGTATTTTTAATCCTATTTCATCCGGTACAAAGTCGTCAGTAGGTCCTCCAGCAGGTACTACAGGTAAGCATCCACATGCCATAGCTTCTTGTACATGCATCGCAAAACCTTCAGCACGGTATGGGTGAACTACTACATTAGAGCATTTATAGATGTCT